AAGATTTCCTTGGTGAGAACGTAGGAGATGACAACATATCTATAGACGATACTGAGACATTAGTATACGATTATATAGACAATGTTAATACTGACCTAGATAAGGATAGAATAAAGAAGGAGATCTCTGTGTTGATGACAGAAGCTCAGTCTATGGAAATTGTATGAAGTCTGATTTTGAAGTGCGTCCTATTGGTTACGAGGACGCAAAGTCAATCATTGTCAAACACCATTACCTAGGCCAGATATACGATGAACACGATGGTTGGGTTCGTGCGTATAAGTACTTTGGTTTGTTTGAGAAAGGTACTCTAATGGGTGCGATACAGTATACCGCTTACTGTCATGAAATAAACGGTGTCCCTATCCTTCAAGAGTATTACGGGTGTGACGAACAAGACTTCACGCACTTCTACGAGATATCCAGACTTGCGGTTGCACCTACTAAAGAGTACAACATCACATCTTGGTTTGTATCCCGAACTATGAAGATGTGTGACGCAGAGTATATCTGTACATCAACCGATGCAAGGATGCATGAAGGTGTAATATATGCCGCATGTAATATGCAATTCCATGGAGAAATGAAAAACCGTGCGGCAGGTTACATGGACGTTCCTTTCAATGTATTTTCTAAGATCTATCGCAAAGACATAAAACAAACATGGGAAGTACACTCTTGGCCTTGACATTGGGTCGGATAGTGTGTTACAATAGGTACTGTTATGGCAACTAAAAATGATATTACTGGCGATGCTATCATATCGAAAACAAGTGAGAAGTATCGTGATAATTATGATAAAATCTTCGGGAAGAAACCTCCGGAGGTTTGGCAACACTATTGCAAGTCAGAAGGACATCTCGCTATTGAGAAAGGTTCGGCTTGTAATTGGTGTGGAATAAAAGAGGACGGTACATTTGATTAGGTTTGAGAAACTCCGGTACAAGAATTTCTTGTCATCCGGTAACAATTTTACTGATATAGATTTTACAAAATCATCTACTACATTAGTAGTAGGTCATAACGGTGCAGGTAAGTCCACGATGTTGGATGCACTGTCGTTTGGTTTGTTTGGTAAACCCCATCGTAAGATATCTAAAACACAGTTGGTCAACACGATCAATAACAAGGGTACACTGGTAGAGGTGGAATTCTCTATTGGTACACAGAACTATAAGATAGTACGTGGTATCAAACCATCTAAGTTCGAGATCTGGGTTGGTGGTAACATGTTGAACCAATCGTCCCATGCGAAAGAGTATCAACAGATGCTTGAGAAGAACATCCTCAAGTTGACCCATAAGTCTTTCCACCAGATTGTTGTTTTGGGTTCAAGTTCATTCGTACCATTCATGCAACTTGCAGGTGGTGCAAGACGTGAGGTGATCGAGGATCTACTCGACATCAATATCTTCTCTAAGATGAATGGTTTACTCAAGGAAAGAATGTCTATACTGAAGGGTGAGATCACTGACAATGGACATGGTATTGAGTTAATCAAGACTAAGATCAACGCACAGAAGAAGTCTCTCCGTGAACTGACTGCGATGAACACTGCACACCGTAAAGAGAAAGAAGATCAGATAGAAACTACCCAATCAGAGATTGCGGAACTCAATGACTTCAACACCAAAAATATGTTTAACGCATCGACACAACTGGATAACGTGTCGAAAAAACTGGAATCTCTAAATACTAAGAAACAGAAGTTAATTGAATTTCAATCTACCTTCAAGTCTCAAATAAAGACTGTGGTCAAGGAAGCTAAGTTCTTTGACGAAAACGAGATCTGCCCTACTTGTGATCAAGCTATTGACGATACACTTCGGGAGACTAAAAAGTCTGACGCACAAACACGTGCGAAAGAACTAAACGATGCCATCACGAAATCTAAGGAGGAAATGGACAAGTATGAACAGACACAGAATGAACTTACAACGTCTTACGAGACAGCGAGAGATCTACAGAATGCAGTCCAATCAAACCAGTCCACCATTGCCAGACTCCAACGAGACATTGACCGAATCCGAAACGAAATCGATGAAATGTCCGACACCAACTCCCAGTTCGCAGAAGCAAACGCTGAGTTAGAACAACTAAGTAAAGACTTAGAATCAAAACAAGATGAGAAGTATACCCTGCATGAGCAGTATTCCTACAATCAAGTTAGTAGTGAGTTACTGAAAGATTCTGGTATCAAGACCAAGATCATCAAACAGTACATACCAGTCATCAACCAACTGACCAACCAGTATCTACAGATACTAGACTTCTTTGTGCACTTCGATCTAGACGAAAGTTTTAACGAGACTATCCGTTCTAGGTTCCGTGACAACTTCTCGTATGACTCATTCTCTGAGGGTGAGAAACAACGTATTGACCTGTCCCTACTATTCACGTGGAGACAGATCGCAAAGATGAAGAACAGTGTTGCAACCAACCTACTAATCCTTGATGAGACATTTGATTCGTCTCTGGATGATGACGGGGTTGACAACCTAATGAAGATCCTGTATAGTCTAGGTGAAGAGACTAACGTATTTGTTATCTCACACAAGTCAGAGTTAGAAGACGCACAGTTCCAACGTAAGTTAGAATTTGTGAAAGAGAAGAACTTCTCTAAGTTGAAGGCTGCATGATTCGAACAGAAGTTATAAAAAACTTCTTGGATGATCCTGATAAGTGGAATAACTATATTAGTGGATTGTTGACTCAGGACAAGAACAACTTCGCACTGAATTTGTTCTGGGATCAATCTCTACATGAAAAGGGAGTCTCTGTTCCGAATCCTATACTGATACATCGTGTGCCAGATAGTGTTCGACAAGAACTGACTCATGAAATAAATTTGAAACTAATTGAAAGGGGTATCGATGATCTAGAAGTAGAAAATATGATATTCCATTTAATGACCAATGGATCTTGGATCAATTGGCACAGAGATATATCAAAGGAACGTGAAGGTGCGATTACTGTATATCTCAACACCGAATGGGATATTGATAATGGTGGTGACTTCATTTACAAGACTGATTTCGATCAGATGCAAAGGTTGACCCCATCATTCAATACTGCAATGTTTATCAGGGGAGAGGTGGATCACAGAACCACACCAGTGATCGGACACCACCTGAGAAAAACTTTGCAAGTTTGGTTGAAAAAGCTTGACAAGTGAACGTCATGGTGTTATTATGTGTGTAATGTTTAATTTTAATGAAGGTATAAATTATGGAACTATCTGATCGTACTCTGGCAGTACTTAAAAACTTCGCCAACATCAACTCAAATATCGTCTTTCGTGAAGGTAACGAGTTGAAAACTATCTCAGTCGCAAAGAACATTCTTGCGAAGGCGACTCTGGATGAGTCTATTCCCCAAGAGTTTGGGGTCTATGACTTGAATGAATTCTTGAATGTGTTGAGTCTGGTTGAAAATCCTTCTCTTCGATTCGAGGATAACTGTGTAGTAGTCTCTGACTCTACTGGTTTGAGGGGTAACCGATACTTCTTCTCTGACATCGACATGTTGTCTGCACCTAGCAAAGACGTGATCATGCCAGAACCGGAAGTTAAATTTACTCTAGATACTGACACCTTGAGCAGAATTAAACGTGCTGCATCTGTACTTGGTCATGACTCTATTAGTATTACCCCAGACGGTGGTAGTATTAAGTTGACAGTCGTGGACAACGAAGATGCGACTTCGAATAGTTTCTTCTCTCTGGTAGAGGGTGAGTTCCAAGAAGGGGTTGATTTTAACTTCGTCCTGAACGTGAACAACTTGAAAGTAGTGAATGAAGATTTTGACGTGGGTATCTCATCCAAGTTAATCTCTAATTTCAAATCAAAACAATCTGAAATAGAGTACTTTATTGCACTCGAAAAATCATCAACATTTGGAGTATAAGATGAGTAATAAAACTGAAAAGACTGAACCTGTAGTAGATGAGCGCCTTGCGGTATTGCAAGACCTTGCGAACCGTGTGTCTCGTTCTACTGTCGCAGTAATTGATACTGTGGTTCAACGTGGTGGATTCAAAGGAGAGGAACTCTCTACCATTGGTCAACTTCGTGATCAAGCTATTGAAGCAATTCAATTAGTTGAACAGTTACAGGGCGACCAGTAATTGGTTCGTGTTGTATACAAACACTGGAAGTCGGGTAAACTACTGGAGGTTATCGGAGAGATGCCTCCACGGTTTAATAACGATATCAGTGAT